TGCTGGTCGCAGCACTGGGTTTAACAGTACCACGCAACCAGTCGGCAAATCGTGAACAACTCCAATATGAACTATGCTGTGCCATCTTCTTATCCTTTTATAATAGATGCCGGTTACGGGTCCGGCGTTGAATTTCAGCTATTTATTAGAATCTATCCAACCGGTTTATTGCCTTAAGCGCCGAAGGCTTGGCTACCATGCAGGGCATAGGCTGCTTGGACCATGGCACGGCTTGGAGTACCCAAGCGGTAAAAGGTCTTGCCTGATGTGCGTGCATTGGCATACACAGCATAACCGTCCTTGCGCAGTTCGCTAACGCGAGTGCGGACGCTGGCCTTGGTAGTACCGGCCATGCTGGCCAGTTGCGCAGCAGTGAATTGCTCACCGCTCTTCAGTGCTTTCAAGATACGCTCGGATTGAGTCATTATCTAATCTCCATAATACCGCAAAATAAAAAACGGATGCTGGGCGGCTCCAGCATCCATCTACACCCCTTAAGGGGATGTCTTAGGCAGCAGCCAACTCGGCTGTGCGGGCATCAACCTGCACACTCTGTGGCTTGCTGGGCATCTTGACCTTGGCAGGAGTTGCTGCCTTGGTTGCTTTTGTCGCCTTGACCTTGGCAGGCTTAGGCGCTTTCTTGGCCATGGTCGCTTCAATCACTGCTTTGAATTCAGGATTGGTATTGAATTCTTTCAGTGTCAACAGATAGGCTGGAAGCTCGTCGCGAGTCATTGGACGGGGGAGTTCAACATAGAAGTTGTTCTCATTACCTGCCTTGACCTGACGCACCATGGTGCCCTCGACATCCAGTGTCGAGAAACGAACCTTCCAGGTACCCTTGCTATTTTGGCTAACGCCACCGGTTACATACTTAGTCATAATTTACTCCTTGTGTGTGATGTGTGACTAACAATTTACTACAACTTCTATTATAAAGCCTTTCGGCCCTTTTGTCAAGCACTCAATTCACCGTTTTGGAGAATTAAGTCACCATTCAGATATTCGTTCTCAGCTTGTTCTAGCTTGAACAGATTTTCTGAATCCCGATCCAGCAGCTCAAACCCAATGCGGTCCATGAGCGTTGCCAGCTGGTCACTTGACAGAACGTCAAGATGATCCAAAATGGTGTCGATGTTTTTCTTAAGATCCATGTCAATGTCCTTTCGCACTTTCAATCATTACCTTTTGCACTTCATGAGTGGCACTGTCTGCCACCTTGGCCAGTCCACCAAACCCAATGGTGGTTGCTGCCACACCAAGAAGGAATCCGATGATCAGATTACCCATTATACTTTCTCCATGCTGATCTTATAGGCCTTGTTGTGCAACTGAGCACGGAATGCTTCGCGACGAGCCCGGGGCAACTCCATGATGACATCTACCATCATGCTTTCCAGATAGCCTGCGGCATAGCCGTAGTCGCCATACTTGGCCTTGCTGACATCTGTAAACTCTTTGATTACTGCCCGAGTGCCATGACACTCATTCAAAAACAAATCCATTTTTTCTGCTGCTGACTTAGCCATATCAAGCCTCCGAAAATTCGTAGATGTACTGTGCTGTGCTGGGATCCAGCTTGATCAACTCTTTGGCTGCTGCTGTGAGCTGACGATAGCGGGCATTGACCTGGCTGCGGGGAAGTTCACCGTCGCAGGTCAAATTCTCGGGACTCAACTCTGAGTCAATGCTCTGTGCAATGCGACGACGACCTTCGGGTGTCTTGACATCCATGGGATAGCCATTGAAGATAGCTGTCCACTCATTTTTCTGTTTCACATAAGCTGTCAAATTACGCATAACGAACTCCTTCTCAATTAATGTAAACCAATTATAGCACACTGGCACCATTTTGTCAACCAATACCCGGTCTTTTTGACCGGATATTTGAATGCCTTTGCTATTTAACATGCCACTATTATAGCACCATTTTTACTGGTTGTCAAGCCCCGAAAAACTTCAATGAAATCAATGACTTAGCGTCACGCTTCTTATTGGGCACCACCCGCTGGCGGTATTTGGGGCTCAGCAGATCCCGGGCTATGGGATCGCGACGCTTAGGCGCCGGTAGCTTCTTTGTAGGTTTCGTAACCATCTTGGAACTCCTGATTGGCCAGGAGCGACTCCCAGCGTTCTTCGACAATACCATTGACCCAATCTACGGGGCAATCAACTTGGTCTGCAATCTCTTGACACGACAACATGGTGGTGTCCAAGAGCTCGCGAATCATCATATCAATTTCTGACATTCTGCTCATAACAACTCCTCAATAAGACTGATGTGAATGACCAACACGGTACACCACTGTACCAGCTGGTACACCTTCGTCTTCACCTTCTACGATGTAAGCCTCGGGCAAACACACACTGGCTAATTCACTGTAACAGTAATAACCACTGTGGGTTACTACCAAACGTGCGTCTGGGGGCAATGCACTCAATGCTGCCATCATGTCTGCTACTGTCATCGATGTTTCCATAATCAACTCCTTATATCACCAAAATAAAAACCAACACAATGCTGCATCGCTCATGTCAACAGATTGTTGATCAGGTTGATGACTAACTGGATGTCGTCAGGGTCCAGATTCATTTTATGCGCGATTTCAACTGCGTTCCAACCACGCTCCAACATTTCACGTACCGACAACATCAACTCACGACTCACGGTTTTGAGCATTTTGGGCTCCTTTTTTAACTACCGATGCCTCTATTATGGCACCTTCTTGCACATTTGTCAAGCAAAAAAACCCTGCACGGAGCAGGGTCTCTAAGTCATTGATTTACAAGTACTTTTTACACTGGGTTGGTTCCTGGGGCGCAGCAGGCCACTTCGCGTTGAAAATCATAGTAGCCAAATACGCCGTCGCGGCCCTGATTGCCCACGCCAGCCAGATAGTGGCCCTCATCCACACCATGAGTCACTTCGCGAATTTCCGCAAAGTTGCGAGCTCTGAACTCAGCCTCGGTCATGGGAATGACATTGGCCCAGTTTACATTGATGTAGTTGCAGCAGTCTTGATTAGTTGTTTCCATGTTGTGTTTCCTCTTCGTCGTCTAGTTGAATTAAACCTTGGTTATGCAGCGCCTCTATGGTTGCTACCATACCCTCTATTTTTCCGCCCCGATGAGCCAACCAGGCCACCACGGGATAGGCCACCACTGACACCCAGTGCCAGGTATTCCAAAAATCGTTTTCCATGATCTTCCTTTATTTCACGTGTGGTATCCATTTAAAGGTCTTCTTGAGCAGGCGGTTGTGAACATCGCTCCAGTCAGGACTATCTTTAAATGCGTTTTTGTAGTAGCGCCAGCTCCACAATTTTCTCTTGGTGTCAATGTCTCGCAACACGGCATAGGGATCTTGTCGGGGATAATACTCTGCAATCTCCATGGCTATGTCATGTGCATAGGCATCAATCTCATCTAACTCTGCCAGATAATCCATGTGATCTTTGTCGGACTTTTCTCCGGCTTTGATGTCATAGTACAGGCAGGCACCACCGTTCTCAAACTCCAGGCGATGACTATACTGTGACTTGTGTATCAGTTCGTGTTGCAGTACCTGACTGATTAAAAATTTAAAATTACGCCAATTCTTTTCAGTAAAGTTATAGCAGCGATTGCGCTGATTGAAGTGCAGATTGATGTCTATGGGACGACGGGTCTTGCTCCAGTCATAGAGTCCACCACAGCAGAAATCTGGACGACGCAGAGCAGCGTCCGCATGCAGATATACATTGCAACCCCAGGGCTTCAATGCCTTCTCTACTTCTTCGTGTACTACTTCCAGGGGTACCGATCCGGTTAAAACTGCACGCATTTTGTCTAGTCTGCGATTGATTTTGGGAGCCAAATACATGATTACCTCCTGTCTTTACCTTATTTATACCTTGATTGAACTGAAATCCCGATTTAACTTGCGATTTACTGGTTTATAATCGTCTTCGTCGTCCTGCCCACTCTGGCTCAGACCCTGCTGTGCGCGAGCTTCGACATCATAGAGCTTCATTCTGGCTCGATCAATGCCAATGATAAACTTGCGATTTACTGTGGGATCATTATATCGATTCTTTAACTGCTTGACCAGCAGCTGATTCAGGGCTTCCAACTCTTCAGTACTGATTAAAGCAAACATTAGATCGGCTGTGGCGGGCAGACCAAAGGATTCCGACGTGTCAGTCAATTCAACATCGGTATTTCCATAGCCGCTGCGGGTAGTCTGAGTAGCAGTCAGTATGGGCACATCGTGTTCAATGGCCAATCCACGCAGTTCTTCGGCTATGCTTTTCACCAGTGTGTATGAGTTGATGTTGGCACCGCCTTTGAATCTGGAACTGGCACAGATGTTCAGATAGTCCACCATAATCATGTCGGGTCGGAACTTCTGCTTCAGACTCAGCTCATTGATCAGAGCCTTGAAGTGACCGGCATGAGCACCTGCAGTTGGATACTCTTTGATGATCAGTCTGCCTTCGGTCTTGTCTTTGATACGGTCAATGCGATTGCTGAACATCTGCTTGGGCAGGTCATGCAACTGATCCATGGGTATATTCATCAGGTTGGCATCGATACGTTCGGCAATCTTTTCTTCGGCCATCTCTAATGTGATGTACAGGACATTCTTGCCTGCTGCCAGACAAGCCGCCGCCACATGACACATGAATAGCGACTTACCAACACCCGTGCCTGCCAGAGCCACATTCAGGGTCTTGTTGGGTAGGCCACCATTGGTAATTTTATTGAACATATCCAGGTCAAAGGCAATGCGATACTCCACTCTGTGATAGAACTCAAAGCGACTTTCTGCGTCATTGATGTAGTCATGACCCACGCTGTTATCAAAACCAACACCCAGGGCATCCTGCAGGAGACTGGGCAGGGCATCAGTGGTATGATGTTTGTCACGCCCATCCATGATCTCAATGCTTTTCAGAATGGCATTATAGATGGCGCGTTCTTTGCACCAGCGTTCAGTCTCATTGATCAACCACTGAGCATTGGTAGGCTCGGCTGTAAGCTGTTGCACCAGTTCATGTGCTGCCTTGAATTGTTCTTCGCCCAGATTGGTTTTCTGCAGGGCAATGTCCAGCGCCTCAGTGGTAGGACAATCATTGTAGTCCACAATGAAGCGATGAATACATTTAAAGACTTCTCGGTCGGAGACATCGCCAAAGTATTCCGGCTTCAAAAAAGGAAATACACGACGCATGTAGGGCTCGTCGTGTATCAGATTCCTCAACACAGTTTGTTCAATGCGATCCAACATCATCTCCTAGATTCAAGTACTCTTTTAGTATGTGTATTATTGTAGCAGAGCAAACCTCGGAAGTCAATTCCATGTTGCCATAGTGAGCCGTGTGAATCAAATCGTAGTGAAATTGAATCTTAACTCCATCGCCTTCGGGTATGAACCCAAGCCGGTTGAATCGAAATATCAGACCAGCGAACTCGCCTTCCAATATTTCGATGTTGTAGTCGCCTTCAAAGACGGTTTCAATCAGACGCCATTTAGGCGCCGGCTGCGTCGTACTCTTCGCCGATTTCGTCCATGCCCAGGTCTTGGGTAAGACTCGAGCTACTGATTCGATAATTGGTTTCAATATATTCACGGAATTCCTTGTTGGCTAAAACTGGTAACCAGAACTCTTTGGTGTAAGTATCCTTGATACGGTATTTCTTTTCTTCGCCTTTGATGCTGTACCAGCCATTGCTAGGTTTAACGACGAACCCGCCTTCCTGGGCGACGTCAAGGAGGCCTGACCATTTGCTGATACCTCCTTCGAAACTGACCTCAACAGGTATGCGACTTTTTTCTCGGACATGGCGACTCTTTTCTACGTTGATGATAAAGTTGTA